ACAGCAGCTCTTCGTCAATTATTGGATGCGGGTACGCTCTCCAACCTACCCGCAGGATTTAAAATGCGTGGCATCAGAATAAGAGATGATGCGCAATCTATACAACCTGGTGAGTTCAGAGATGTAGATGCTCCTGGTGGTAACTTAAAAGATTCATTTATGATGTTGCCATTTAAAGAACCGTCTGCAACGTTATTAAACTTAATGGGTATTGTAGTACAGGCTGGTCAAAGATTTGCATCGATTGCAGATTTACAAGTTGGCGATGGCAATCAACAAGCTGCTGTTGGTACAACAGTTGCCTTGTTAGAGCGAGGATCAAGAACGATGTCAGCTATTCACAAAAGAATATATTCATCTCTTAAAAAAGAATTCAAATTATTAGCAAGAGTTTTCAAGTTATATCTACCACCGGAATATCCATACGACGTAGTTGGGGGTCAAAGGATGATTAAACAACAAGACTTTGATGATCGGGTAGATATTGTGCCAGTTGCTGATCCCAACATCTTTTCACAAACTCAGCGTATTTCCCTCGCGCAAACGGAGTTGCAACTGGCAACGTCAAATCCACAAATGCATAATATGTACAATGCGTATAGAAATATGTACGAAGCGTTAGGTGTAAAAGATATTGATCAACTGTTGATGAAACCACAACCACCAACACCACTTGATCCAAGTATGGAAAATATCATGGCATTATCAGGTAAACCTTTTTCAGCTTTTCCTGGTCAAGATCACCGAGCACACATAACTTCGCATTTAAATTTTATGGCAACTAACATTGCTAGAAATAATCCGATGGTTACAGCTGCAATGGAAAAAAATATTTTTGAACACATATCATTAATGGCTCAAGAACAGATTGAGTTAGAGTTTAGAGATGAATTACCACAAATGCAGATGATGGCACAGAATCCACAGATGCAGATGCAACTACAAGAGATGCAGCAAAGAATTGAAGCTAGAAAAGCTGTATTGATTGCAGAGATGATGGAAGAATTCTTAAAAGAAGAAAGAGAAGTTACATCTGGTTTTGGTAATGACCCTGTTGCACAGTTAAGAGCAAGAGAATTAGACCTTAGAGCTATGGATAATCAACGTAAAAAAGTTGAAGGACAAGAAAAAATTAATCTTGACCGTATGAAAGCGATGATGAACCAGTCTGACAAGCAAGATAAGTTAGATCAAAACGAAAAATTAGCAAAACTAAGAGCTAATACATCAATTGAAAAAACAATCTTGAGCAAATCTATACCAAATGTAGATAAAATGATGCCAAGTGTTGAAATAGAAAAATATGAAGGAGAAAATCGATGATGAAAAAGAAAAAAATGAAGGTAAAAAAGAAAAAATCTTTCCCTGATGTGTCTGGTGATGGAAAAATCACAAAAAAAGACATTTTAATGGCAAGAGGAGTAATACCTAAAACTAAAAATGGCATGAAGAAGAAAAGAAAATGACAAAAGGTCAAAAAAAGGTTAAAAAGGTCATGAAAGAGTTCAAAAAAGGAACTCTTAAAATTGGTGGCTCTGATAAAAAAGTAAAAAATCGTAAACAAGCGATTGCAATAGCTTTAAACAGAGCTGGTATAAGTAAAAATAGGAGGACAAATGGCAAAAAAAGACGATAAGTTTTTTACACAGTCAGTTGACGTAAGTATTCCGTCTCAAAACATTGAGTTGGACCCTAGATCTGTAACAACTGCAGATGGTATGCAAAGAAACTACATACCAACTGGAGATGAAACAGAAGTAAGAGGTACAAAGAGAATGCTTAAGGAC